ATCGCGTCGGTGACGGCGCAGGGCCCGGCGCCGATCTCCCCGGCGGCCGTCGCGAACGCCTTGGGCGGCGTCGGCGGCAGGATCGTTCCGGGCGACAGCGCCAGCTTGGCGAGCGTGGTCGAGCCGGCCGGTTGCGCCAGGACCAAGCCACACGGCTGTTGCGGCAGCCACGCGGTCAGCACGAGGCGGCCGCCGGCGGCGACATCGGCCGCGACCCCGGGCATGCCGAGCGCGTTGACCGCCGCGGCGATGTCGGACGGCGCGCCGGTGCCGCCGACCAGCACGGTGCGGCCATTGATGATGAGCTGGTCACCGGCGGCGACGCCCGCGGCCTGCCCGAAGGCGATCGCGGTATCGTCGCGCGGCGTGGTCACGCTGCCGGGCGTGATGCCGAGCCCGGCCAGCGCCGTGCCGCCCAGCGTCAGGACCCCCAAATCGGCCGGCGCGGTGGCGAACAGCACAAGACGCGACACCACGCCGCCCCAGGTGGTGACCGCGGCGGACACCATGGGGATCGCCGCCGCCCGCACCGCGGCCGCCACGCTGACGGGATCGCCATGCGCGCCATCCGGATTGAGCGTGACCGTCGTGGTCGCCAGGGGCGGCAGGCCGCCGCCCTCGAAGGTGACGAACGGCGCGGACGTGTAACCCGCGCCGGCGGCGGTCACGGTGACGGCCACCACGGCGCCCCCCACCAGCGTGGCGGTGCCCGCCGCGCCGCCGCCGCCGCCGCCGTCGAACACCACGCTCGGCGTGCTGGTGTAGGCGCCGCCGCCGGCGCTCACCGACACCGACGCGACGCCACCGCCGGCGGTCAGGGCCGCCGTCGCCTTCGCGGTCAGATCGAGGCTGAGGGTCAGCACGCTGCCCTGCGCCACCGCCGGCGGGTTGCCGATGCTGTGGACGGCCGGGTAGCTGATCCAGCGCTGATTGATCCCCCCGGCGACGCCGTCGAAGCCGCCGACGGTTCCGTACGCGTATAGGATATTGCCGCCGAGGACGCCGTTCTGACCCCACGGGTCCATCGACATGCCCTGCACGGGCGTGGCAACGCCGGACTGATGGCTCCAGCCGTATTCCGGCCCGTTGTTGACGACGTCGAACTCGGAGTGTTCCGCTGAGGCACTGAGCTGGGCGCGCGCGCCGGTATCCTCGTCATAGGTCGCGCCGGTAACGATCTCCCAGTGCGCCCATCCCGACGTGTTGTCGACCAGCCGGGGCCAGGAGAACAGGCTCTGTTCACCGAAATCAATCCCGCCGGAGTACTTGCTGTAACGGTTCGAATTGGCATAGTCGCGTGCCCAGCCGACCCGGGCCGATGCCGAGTTAGCCGGGGTGTTCTGGAGAATTTGGTAGTCGAAGGGCAAATTCGCGGCATTGCCAAGGCTGGAGGCGAAGCCCGCGAAGCCGCCCGACACTTGGGAGATGCGAAAGGCGCCCTGGTGGCTCTCGACCCGCTCCACCGCGAGATAACCCTGACCGGTCATCACCGCGCCGTCATCGAACTCGACGGCGATGCGACGCCCGGTCGGTTCGTTCACCGGACTGCCGAGGCGGTAAGTGCCGCGCGAGACGAACAGGCGGGCGGCGGCGCCCAATGGCACCGAGGCCATGGCGGCGGCGAAGGCCGGGGCGCTGTCGGTCGCCCCGGTCGGATCGGCCCCGAAATCGAGCGGATCCACCACCTCGGCGGCCCGCATGGCGAGGCTGCGCGCGGTCACGCCGCCCGCGGCCGTCACCAGACTGGTCGAGACATCGGTGCCGGGCGCCGTGACCGTGGTGGTGGCGAACACGCTCGGATCGATCCGCAGGCTGCCGTTCTGCAGCAGCAGCCCGTCACCCAGCAGCACCGGCTCCGGCCCACCGCTGCCGGGACTCACGCGGCCCAGCATCGAGCCCTGCGCGAGCGTCAGACGGGGCTGCGTGCCTTGCAACAGGAGCGCCGTGCTCAGCGAGTAGCTCACCCCCCCCTGATCCAGCAGCAGCCGGTCGGCGGGGTCCACGCTGGCGGCTTGCGGCAGTTGCGTGATCGTCGGCATGAATGCCTCCAGAAGGGCCGCGACGTCGGACGAAGCTCGGGTGGGCGTGACCGAGGCTCAGGCACTCACCAGGATCGGGTCGCCGGCGGCATCGGTGATGGAGACGCCCGAAAGGGCGGACAGGCTGGAACTGGTCGGCACCGGCACCACCGGCGGCGCCAGGGACTGCACCGGCAGCAGCACGGTGCGCGCCAGGATGCGTCCGGTCACCGTGGTCATCACGACCTGCACCGCGTAGGTGGTGCCGGCCTCGCCGCCGGACAGCCACAGGACCGCGACGGTGCCGGCCCCGGTCGCGGCACCCACCACCAGGGTATCGACCGGACTGACCGCGACCGTCACCGAGGTGACGGAATCGGCATCGTTGCCGGCCAGCGCCTGACAGATATCGATCTCGTAATCCAGCGTGTCGCCGGGATCCTTGGCGGGCCACGCGAACAGCGTGGGCGCGGCCGGCACCGTGCCGCGCGGCAGCGGCAGGAACCCGTCGAGGAAAATCCGCCGCGCGCTGCTGGGTTGCCAGATGCGCGACGGGGCCGTGCCGTTCGTTCCGCTCATGGGGTTCTCTCCAACGCCGGGCCGGGGGCTCGCGTCATGGGTTGCCGGCGGCGGCGTTGGTCAGCGCGGTCAACTCCGCCTGCAGCGCCGAGAGCTGGGCCTGGAGATTGGCCAAGCTGACGACCGCCACGGCGGCGCCGGTCGGCACGGTGGCCGTCGGTGGCGCCACGAACCCGCCACCGGATTGCTGGACCCAGCCGATCTGCACCGTCGTGTTCCCCGTCACGTCGACCCAGATGATCGCCGGGTTGAACAGGGTGCCGATGGCGGCGGCGGTGGTGAACAACTCCACCACGACGCCGTTCAGGATCCGCGCGTATGTCCTCATGTCTCAGAACTCCACGATGACGATGCCCGGCGCGCCGTAACCGCCCGGGGCGCCGGCGCCGGCGCCGCTGGGCGCGCTGGCGCCGCCGCCGCCGCCGCCCGCGCCGGGCGCGGTGCCGGAGGTGCCCTGCACGAAGCCGCTGGTGCCGCGCCCGCTGCCGGCGCCTCCGCCATCGCCGCCACGCGCCGCCAGGGGAATGGCATCGGTGCCGCAACTGCCCCCGGTCTGCAACTCACCGCCCACGCCGTAGCCGCCCGAGCCACCCGCCATCACCGCGTTGATCGTGCCGCCGTAGCCGCCCTGCCCGCCGGTGCCGGTCAGAAAGGGGCCGAAGCTGCTGCTGCCGCCCCAGCCGCCATTGCCGGGGGTGGCGGGCGGGGTGCCGCCGACCCCGACCTGGATCGGCACCACCGCCCCCGGCGCGAGACCGTACACCCAGGAGGTGACGCCGCCGCCCTCGCCGCCGCCGCCGCTCGGCAGCGTGGCGTGCAGGCCGCCAGCGCCGCCACCACCCGTGACGGTGACGAACAGCCGCGCGACGCCCTGCGGCACGGTGAAGCTGGCGGCCCCGGCGGAGCCATAGACGATCCGCTGCGAGGTGCCGGGTCGCAGATCGGGCAGCTTGAAGCCGAGCACCTTGGGCTGGAGATAGGCCGCGATGTTGGCGGAGGCCACGGCGGTCTGGCCATTCGCCACGGTGACCGTGGCGAGGCCGATCCAGCCCGGGTCCGGCGTCGGGATCGGATTGGCCCCGGCGGCCCCGGGCGCGCCCGCCTTGGCCTGCAACGCGACACGCTGGGAGCGCAGGGTCGGCTGCGCGAGACCGTTGTTGGCGGCGCCCGCGAACGGCTGCGACGGATTCGCCGCGTTATAATACGGCAGCACGACCGGATTGACGTCGAGCTCCTGAAACGTCGCCTGGATCAGAAACGTCACCACCGCCCCGGCGCCGGCGGGAGCGCTCAGCGGCAACGTCACCGCGGCGATATTGATGCCCATTTTGACCAGACCGTCGCTGACATCGGCCGCCAGCGAGCCGTAGGCGCCCTGATCGACCGGCCCGTAGTTGATGACGCTTCCGGGCGAGACGGTCACGGAGAGGCCGGTGCCGGGCTGCACCGACAGGCCGTCGACCACCGGTCCGTTGCCGAGCGTGGCCGCGGCCAGCGCGCCAAGCGCGATCATCACGTTGCGATTGGTTGACAGAACGTCGGTGTCGAGCGGAATGCTGCCGGGATAGACGATGGTCCGATCCATGAACGAACTCCTGTGGACGGGAAGGTGCGGCCGCGCGATGGGCATCAGCCCGTGATGCGGGTCCAGGCGACGGTCGCGGCCGGCATGACGGCGGCGATGGTGGCGGCGATATCGGCATCGGTAACGCCGCTTAGCATCGTGAGGCTGCCGTATTCGCCGGCCACGCCGTAGCCCCCGCCGCCATAGCCGGGCACCAGCGCGATGCCGGCGCCCGGTGGCCGCGTGGCGACGACGAACACCTGGAACGGAAGCGCGAGACTGCCCCAGCCGCCGGCCACGCCATATCCGGCGACCCCCAGGCCACCGCTCCCGCCGCCCCAGGCGCCGGTGTCGGCGGGACGCGAGGGCTCGAAGATCCAGGGCGCCGTCCCGGTCAGATCGAGCAGTTGCTGGCTCAGCGCCGCACGGGTGGCGCGGGGTCGCAGCAGCTCGAGCTGAATGCGCGCGCGGAACGGCGTGTCGGCCTCGCCGGCCCGCCGCTGGAGACGGATGCCGAAACAGTCGGTCGCGATCAGATCCAGCCACAGCCCGGTGGCGGTGGTGATCCGCGCCTGCTGCCGGGCATATTGCACCAGCGAGTAGGATGTCGCCGCCGCCTGCGCCAGGCCGGACAGCAGACCGTCCAGCAACGGCGCCACGTCGGGGAACCACCGCGCCGGCAGCGCCGCGCGCAGCCGGGACAGCATGTCGGACGGATCGCCGGTCACGTCAGTTCACCTGCGCGCTGGCGAGCTTGATGACGCCCTCGCTGCCGGCGGCGATATCGGCGGTGCCGCCGTTGACCAAAACACCCAGCACATTGGTCACGTTGGGGTCGGCGTTGTAGGCGACCTGCACCAGCCGCGAGTAGGACAGCGCGGCGCCCACCGCCAGGCCATCCACATACGTGGTCAGCGCCTGCGCGACATTGGCCGCGACCGTGGCGTGGGACGCGGCGGCGCCGACGATGACGGCGAGTTCGACCGAAACCGAGACGATGGCCGGCGGCCGCACGGCGTAGGTGGTGCCGACCGGGCGGGTCGCCTCGATCGCGGCCGCCGCGGCTTGCAGCGTCGCGGCGGACGGCTGACCGGTCCCGTCGTCCACCGTGACGATGAAGCCTCCCGGTCGCGACGAGCCATCCGTTGCCACGTTCTCGACGAGCGTCCAGGTCAGGCCCTGGCGCGTCGCCTGCACCGCCGAGCCGATCGCCAACGGCGTGGCCCGCGACAGCGTGGCCAGGAAGGTCTGAAACCGCGCCCGCAGGGCGGCATCGCTCTCGGCGTCGACGCCACCGGCCAGCGGCGCGGCATTGGTAACCGTATCGACACCCGGGACCGCCGCCGCGATCAGCGAAATGGCGCCCGGCTGCACGTCGCCGGCGGCACCGGCGGTGACGGCTTGCACCGGCACCGTGATCGCGGCCACCCCGGCCGCCAGCACATAGGTCGAGGACGCCGCCTGCCAGGCGGGATTGGTCGGGTCGGCGGTGATCGTGAAGGTTTGCAGGCCATCGCCGGTGCGCACCGCGACGCCTGGCGCGACACTGGCCGCCGCCGTCGCGACGAACCGCGCCAGGGTCACCTGACCGGCGGCCGCCACCGCCGGCAGACGGGTCAGCGAGAAGTCGCCCACCCACGTGTCGAGATCCGGACCGACGCTGGTGGCGGCCCGGGTCATCTGCAACACCTGCACGATCAGCCATTGCAGCCACAGCGCGAGGCTCGCATTCGCCTCCAGCACCGCCCGCAGCGTGCTGCCGACCGTCAGATCGAGCAGTTGCGCCGCCGAGCCCTGGACGGCGGCCACGGCGTTGCCAACCAGCGTGGTGAAATTCTGTAACGGCAACAGCATCATGACTCTCCGAGCTGGAAGCTCAGCACCTGGGTGGCGCCGCTGGCGGCATCGGCGTAGCTGACGGTGACGTAGACCTCCCCGGTGGCGCCGGCCTGCACCGCGACCGTCGGCTCGGGGGTCCGCGCCACCGTCGCCTCGCGCAGCATCTGCGCGCGGATGACGCCGCCGATGCTCGCCACCGACGCTGGCTGACCAACGAACCACGCCAGCCCTGCGCCATAGCTGAGCTGCCAGATGTAGTCGCCGAGGTTCGTCAGCAGCCGGCGCAACACCCGTTGCTGCGTCAGGGTCGTGCCGTCGGCGGTCGCGAGGTCGCCGGTCGGCCCCAGCAGAAGGTCCGAACCGAACTGATGCCACAGATCGGCCATGGCCTACTCCGGATCCGGTTCAAGAGTCGCGGTGGTGACACCGCCGCCGTTCTGAACGTTGCCGTGGTCGTGGCCGTTATAGGCGCGGCGCAACCGATCCAGGCTGCCGTGGCTGTCGTAGACGTCGCCCTGGACATGCAGGTCGCCCTGGATCCGTATCGTCCCGTCGCCCACCAGCTTCACGAAGCTGCCGCTCGCGTGCACCAGCCACAGCTCGCCCACCGGCGGCGCGACGGCGCGGGCCTGATCGCTCCAGGCGCGGCCGACGATGACCCCACTGTCGCTCTGACCCTCCCGCGCCAGCACCATCACCTGATCGCCCGGCGACGGCGGACAGGCCATGCCCCAGCCGGCGCCGACCCAGGCACTGAGCACGGGCAGCCAGCCGGTCACCACGCCCTCCGGCTGCAACGTCACCCGGGCCGCCGAGCGGGCGGGATCCACACTGGTCACGGTACCGAACCGGGGCTGTCCGGCGGCGTGGTCCAGCGCCGCCGCCTGCGCCTTCACCGCGTTCAGAAAGCGTTGCATCACTGCACCTCGACACCAGGGGAAACGTTGCGGGCCCGCACGTTCTGGCGAAAGCCGCGGGGATCGATCGAACGCTCGATCGTGTCGACGAAATAGTCCTGGTCGAACGCGCCGCCGGTGCCCTCGACGCGGACCATGTCGCGTGGATCGAGGGTGACGTCGCCCGGCATCTCGGCGTTGACGACCCGCTCGTGCAGGGTCAGTTCACGCAGCCGCTGTTGCGCCAGTTGCAGGGCCGCGTCCGGCGTGAGGTCCGGCACGACATAGACATAACGCTGCGCCGCGCCGGTGCTCCCGCCGCCTCGCGTGGCCTGAACCGTCTGCTGGAAATTGCGCGCCATGCGGCTGTTCCAGCTTTTCACCTCCACCACGATGTCGCGCGCCAGCGTCAGCGACCGCTCCAGCCGCAGATCGGTCACCGTCGCCGGGCCGTTCAGGGTCCAGGTCGGGCGCAGCACGGCGCCGATCACCGGAACGATCGCGGGTGGGTTGAAGTACAGCACGCTGCCGGAGACCCAGACATCGAACCCCTCGCGCCCGGCCAAGCCGATCAGCAGGTCCCATTCCGTGGTGGCGCGGCTGAACTGATTGAGCGTGATGCGATCGTGCTCCAGCTGCCAATAGCGCCCCACCGGCGTGGTGGTCGGGGTGACCGAGGCAGCCAGACCGTGCCGGCCCGCCAGCAGCACCGCGATCTCGCTCGAGGTTTGGTTGGCGAAGGTCTCCTGCGTGCGCGCCTCGATCAGCGCGGCGGTCCGGTCCCGTCCGGCGAGGTGCGCGACGCCGTGGATCGGGTCGATGTCGACGCGGTCGACCAGCCCCTGGATCAGGCTGGCCGCCGTGCCGTCGACCGCCGCCTGTATCTCGATCGACACGTCGCCGGTGGCGGACCAGAACGCCGCGCCCATGGCCGGATCCGCGCTCAGCGCGAGGCTGACCCGGAAACGGTCGGCACCGTAGTGGTTGGTGCTGGTGACCTGTGCCGCGAACGCCCCCCGTATCGGCGCCCCGTCCGCCAGCACGAGCAGGCTCGGGGCGCGGACCTCACTGACTGGCAATACCGCCCCCCGCCGACGCGTCGACGTCCGGGATCAACAGCGTCACCACACCCGACAGCACCGGATCCGACAGCCCGTTGAGCTGGGCGATGCGGTTCCACTGGGTGGCGTCCAGCAGATACCGCGCCGCGAGATGAAAAAGATCGCCACCAGCGACGGTGATGCTTTGCATGAGCTTGCTCCCGCTGTCGTCAGGTTCCGGCCCGCGCCAGATTGCCCGCGGCGCGCCGCAGATAGCCGACCGAGGCGGCGGCCCGCGCCATCTGTCCGGCGGCGGCGGCCGCCTGTGCCACCGTCCGCGCGGTCCCGAGCGCCACGCCGGCGGCATCGCGCAGGCTGGACGCCTGCGCCGCGGCCGCCGCCAGCGCGACCTGCGACTGACCGTGGGCCTGGGTGCCCAGCGTGGTCGCGCCCGCAACGGTCACGGCGGCGGAGGCAGCCGACAGGTCGACACCCGGGTAGAGCGCGGCGCTCGCCAGGTCGGCGAGGAGGTCGGCGGTCAGCGACAGCACGAGCTGATCCGGCACCGCGAGATCGGACAGGACCACGCAGGAGATCCGATACGGGATCCAATTGGACCGCTCGAACCGGGCGTCGAGGCTGGCGATGACCACGTCGTAGACGAACTCGTCCCACACCAGCGACAAGGGCTGCCCCTGGACGCGCAGCAGGTCGAGCAGGCGGACCCGCTCGCCGGCGGTCGAGCCGGTGAACACGCCGGCCCAGGCCACCGGCGCGTCGTCGCGGCCCATGGCGTCGACGATGCGCGCGCCGCCGGGCAGGGCGTGCACCGCGAGCCGCTGGCGGCCGCCGAAGGCGATGCGGCCCGGCACCTCGAACGCCTCGAAGACCACGGGGCCCAATGTCAAGCCGCTCATCCGCCGTTGCCCTGCAAGGCGCCGGGCCAGGTCGGGCCGAGGCGCGGGTCGAAACCAGTGCCGCCGGTCGCGGGGCCGCCGGCCTCGCGCGCCAGCGTGTCGGACAGCCAGCGGCCCACCCGCATCCCGTCCAAGTAGACGTCGCCCCCCGTGGGTCCCGAACTCGGCGGACGCGGCGGGCGATGCCACGACGGCCGCCGGCGGCGCGCGCACCAGGATCGGCGCGGGTCGCGGCGATGACACCACCGGCGCCGCCGTCGAACCCGGCGCGGCCGGCCCGGGCACGGAGGGCGACCCGACGGGGGCACCGCGCGCGGACGGCGTGGCGGGCGCGGCCTCGGCGGCGGGCCAGGGGTCCCCCGCCGGCCGGCCCGCGGCGGTCGCCTCGGCCGCCGGCGGCATCGGCGGCGGCGCCATCGGCGCGGCGGCGGCGGCCAGGGCGGCCAGTTGCGCGGCCGCCTCCGCCACCGCCTCATGCAGGTCAACCAGCAGCAGCGCCGCGCCGATCGCCGCCGCGTCGTCGGCCGGGTCGGTCGGACGGGTCCGCGCGGACTCCGATTCGCTCACGCCCTGGCCTCCCATCGTTGCGTGTTGAAGTCGAAGCGGCCGCCGTCCATGGTGCCGAGCACGACCACCCACGCGGTGCGCTCGTCAGGATCGAGGCTGAATGCGACATCGAACGGCACCCCGTTCCGTACCAGGAACAGGCTATCGACCAGATCGGGGTGCCGGATCAGTTTTTTGCCTGGTCCCGCGCGACGGCGGGCGCCGCCAGGGCCGCCGCCACGGCGGCGATCCCGACATCGCCCAGCCGGGACACCAGGGCCTCCACCTGCGGCTCCGTGGCCGGCCGCGGCACCGGCACGTCGTCGATCGCCTGCACGCTGCAGGCCACCGCCGCCATGCCCATCCAGGACGCGTTGGCGGCAAGCTGCGGACCGGCCGCCTTGAACAGCCGCAACCGATCCAGCGCCCCCATCCGCCGGATCAGCAATCGCCGCCCCTGCGCGTCGCGGATTTCACTCGTCTCCTGCGCCGCCGCGATCAGCCGGGCACTCGGCGTGTCCTGCGACGCCGTCACGCTCACACCCGCCGACGCCGCGCGGCATGGAACTCCAGCCGCTGCCTCACGCTCGCGTCGCCCCGCCAGGCGCCCGAGTTCGCCAGCTTGAACACGACACCATCGAACTGATACGTGCTGGTGCTGCCGTCGGTCTCGTTGACGTACTGGTACAGTGTCGAGGTCGCGACCGAGCCGCCGTTATAGAACGCGGCCTCCAGCTGCACGACGAAGTCCTCGGCCGTCGAGGACCCACGTTCCAGTTCGAACGCGCCGTCCCAGCCCTTCGGCAGTTCGGCCGCGAGCTGCACCCCGTCGATCCGCTCGACCCGGACCGCGCTGGTCACCTGCCGCGTCTCGAAGCCCGTGACGTGCGTCAGATCGACCCGGCCGGTCGGTCCGATGATGACAAGCTGGCAGTCGCGCCCCAGTGAGAAACTGTTGCTGGCCATGTCTGCCTCCCTTACGCGGTCAGCGCGCCGGCCGTGTCGGGCAGGGTCTGCACCTGCACCAGCACGGTCTGGCCGCCTTCCATGTTGACGATGAAGCGCTCGTTGATGGCCTGGTACTGGACCTGCGCGTCGGACTGCACGTAGCCCAGCGCGGTGCGCGCCGATGGATTGTTGCTGGTGTCGCAGACCACCGTGAACGGCAGGCTGCCGTCGGTGCTGCCGAGCAACCCCTGGCCCAGCATGGCCTGCAGGAACGACAACTGGGTGGCGCGGATCCGCCGGAACAGATCCGAGTTGATGACCTGCCCGACATACTGGCCCATGCCGGCGGCGAGGGTGGCCGCGATGTAGTTGGTCAGCCTTGTGTAGTTATCGCCGTCCACGGCGGAATTGCTGCTCGCGTTGTGGCCGCCGCGCACGCCCCAGAATTGCCCGGCCGGCTGCGGGTTGGCGATCAGGTCGATCCCCGCCTCCAGCAGCACCGCGAGTTCCGCGCTGGAATAGCTGGTCGCCTGCCCGCTGCCTGGCGTGCCGGATTTCTGCGAACCGACCACGCCGTACAGCGGCTTGTTGAGGCTGCTCTGCTCGGGCGACAGGTTGGCGAGCCGGCCGGCGACGAACCCCTGCGGGCTGACCAGCCGCGTGGTGGCATTGACCTGATCGTTCCACCATATCCAGTCGCCGAACATCAGCTTGGCGGCGTAGGTATCGAGCCCCGCTTGGCCCTTGACCGACGTCGCGTTGGCGATGTTGTCGCCGGACGGCCCCGTCAGGATCATGTACAGACCCTCCGACAGGCCGAACTGAGCCTGCGTCGTCCACTGCGTCGGGTCGTCGGTGTCGGCCAGCAGACCGATGCTGCAGCCCTGGCTGCGCAGCGCGTACATCCCGGCGCGCGGCGCCACGTCGACGCCCACCAACGTCGCCGCCGTGACGCCGCCGGCCCCGTCACTCCCCGGCGCGCCGCTGGCGAACGTCGCGGTCAGGGCGACCGGCGCCGCCGTCGTGGCGCCCGCGTTGGCGACAACCAGCTGGCTCGGTCCGCGCTGGGCGCCCTGGCCGAGGTTCACGGCGCTGGCCAGCGCCGTCCAGAACGCGGCACCGGTGCCGG